TATTTGGAGAACAAATGACGAAGGGTTTGGTTATGGTGAAAGAGTACAAAAAGACGGTAAATATTATCGCTCTTTTAGACTTCATCGGTGTGGCGGCGGTTATGGCTCGGCTGCAGATGCATTGTACAGAAATGCATGCTATTTATTCCCAGAAGGCAAAGGCGAATAATAATTGGCAGATGTTCTTCTAAATAGACCCGCTGATTCTGCTGGACATGATATTCTATTAAATACTTCTCGTGAGTTATTAATGGTATCAGATTCAGCGGGTCTATCGGTAATTACTGGAGGACTAGATTCTAGTTTATTGTTGATTGCAACTGGCGATTCAATAAATTACTCTGGTATTCTCAGTCGTGTTGTTGCTACATCAGGAGGAGGAGCATCTCAAGCAGACCTTGATTCAGCTAATAGTTTAATTACTACACTAAGAGCTTCATTAGATTCTGCAGAAACAGCGGCAGCAAGTGGCGGTGGTTCTTCTCAAAGATGGATATCATAAAAGTAAAATTTATAATGTATAAAACATATAAATAGTCTAAAGATTTTATATCGGAGACTATTTTATGGCACCACCTAATTCTAGAGATACGCTAATTGATTATTGTAAGCGTCGTCTAGGTGATCCAGTTTTGGAAATCAATGTTGATGAGGACCAAATTGAGGATCGTGTAGACGAAGCATTACAGTATTATCAAGAGTATCATTCAGACGCAACTGTACGCACATACCTTAAGCATCAGGTTACTTCTAATGATGTCACAAATAAATATATACCAATAGCTTCTGACATTCTCTATATTTCAAAAGTGTTTCCGCTGTCAAGCTCGTTTAATAGCTCATTTAATTTCTTCGATATTAAGTACCAAATGATGTTAAACGATATTGCTGACATGGCAACATTTGCTGGTGGTCTTGCATATTATGAGCAGATGCAACAGTATCTTTCTCTTTTAGATATGAAACTGAATGGACATCCACAAACACAATGGTCGCGTCATCAAGATAGATTACATATCTTCGGTGATTTTAATGATGATGACATTAAAGTTGGAGAGTACGTTGTAGCAGAGGTCTATACACTTATTGATCCGGATACTCACACATCAATCTATAACGATATGTGGCTAAAAGAATATACAACAGCTCTTATCAAACAGCAATGGGGTATGAATCTTATTAAGTTTGAAGGAGTACAATTGCCAGGCGGAGTTATTTTAAATGGTAGACAATTATACGATGATGCATCAACCGAAATAGAAAACTTGAGGCAAAGAATTAGAGAAGAACACGAATTTCCGGCTGACTTTTTTGTAGGTTAATATGGCACGTAATTTTTATTTCTCGGAAAAAGTCAGGTCAGAAATTAACCTGTATGAAGACCTCATCATAGAGGCACTTAAGATCTATGGACAAGATGTCTATTATCTTCCGAGAACAATTGTAAATGAAGATCAATTGCTTGGCGATGACGCAACATCGCAATTTGCAGATTCACAAAAGATTGAAATGTATATTGAAAATGCTGAAGGCTTTGATGGTGAAGGAGATCTCTTTACAAGATTTGGCGTAGAGATTAGAGATGAAGCTACGTTTGTAGTATCAAAATCTAGATGGTCTACACAAGTGAATAGAGCTGATAACGCATTACAAGGTGATAGACCTACTGAAGGTGATCTAATTTATCTTCCTCTTACAAAGTCTATGTTTGAAATACGTCACGTAGAACATGAGCAGCCTTTTTATCAAATAGAAAATGTACCAGTTTATAAAATGCGTTGTACTCTCTTTGAATATACTGGAGAAGATTTTGATACTGGTACAGAAACCATTGACTCTATTGAAAGAGATTATGCATATCAATATAGAGTTTCATTATTGGCACCGAAAGTTGCCACAGCGACTGCGAGTATTACGTAATGGGAAGAGTTTCAAGTCTTACAATTACCGATTCTGGTAACTATTATACTACGCCACCTATTGTAGTAATCGATTTTCCGATACCTGCTGATAGCGCATTTCAAGGAAAAATTGATAGTGCTAATCCATATTTTGGCACAAGTTCTCTTGTACATGATTCTGCAGATACTACAGCTGTAGCAACTCTTACTAGTTCTTATGGTGGAGTAAATCAGCAGCCGGCTGAATTGGCATTTTGGATTAAACCTACTTCAATTCATGCTTGTACAATTGCATGGTCTGACGATTTTAGAATTGTAATGGACAGTAACGGATTGCCAGGCATGGCTTTCACCGTTGATTCTGCTGGCAACGCTGATTCACATGCAGTAGGAATTACACAAACAAGATACGCTAATCATGCTCTTGATTCTAATCAATGGAATTTTGTACATTTCGAGCTTTTAAATAATGTTTTAAGACCAAATGTTGATAGCGTAAAAGGCTCTGACTTTACTCTTAATATTACCGATAATTATCCATATGACAGTGGAGATGTTATTAAGTTTGGTGCAGATCTTAATGACTCATCACCTATTGCAACATCAACAGGAGTTGGTAAAATTCCTTCGAAGGGATTTACGGGTTATGTAGATCACTTCACTTTTACGAAAAAAACGTCACAGCCTATCTTTGATAATGTTCAATCAAATAGATATGCAAATGCTGCTACAGATTATTATTTTGGTCAAACGCCAGATATTATAGAAACATTTGATTATAAAAGAGCTATTGGCTCTGCAACAATTGATTCAGCAACGGGTGAAGTAAGTGGATTAATTATTGTAGATTCTGGAGAAGGCTATTCATCAATACCGAATGTTGTATTGATAGGTGGCAGATCTGCTGCGTTTGATAGTCAATATTCAGTAGGAGATGATCTTACACAAACGTTGTCTTCAGGTACAAAGATAAAAGGCGAAGTACAAAGATATCAATTAGATTCAGATAGTGATGGAAGCCGTTATCTTTTCCTTGCACATGTTGGTGCAGATGACGGAGAATTCAGAACATTTGTAAATGGAATTACGTTAAATAAAATATCACCGCCTGGCTCTGTAGGTCTTAAAGTCACCGGTGTAAACGAAATAAATAACATTAGTGAAACAGAACAAAACGACTTATTTACTTCAACAGATGTAGATGACTTCCTTGACTTTAGTGAAGATAATCCATTTGGTGATCCGGAGAATCAATAATGTTTGGTGGACATTACTATCACGAAAGAATTAGAAAGTCGGTTTCAATCTTTGGTCGACTCTTTAATAATCTATATGTGGTACGTAAAAATTCAAGTGGTGGAGTTTTGAATCAATTAAAGGTTCCGCTCGCCTATGCACCGAGACAAAAATATTTAGAAAGAATTCGTGAGAACCCCAGTCTTGAGGATGATACAAGAGTTGCAATTAAATTACCGCGCATGTCATTTGAAATTACCGATATTCAATATGACCTAACCAGGCAATTAGCTAAGGTTAGTAACTTTAATACTAAAGGTTCTGCACCAGAAAAAAGACAAAAGTTTTATTCACCTGTACCATATAACATTGGATTCTCTTTAAGCATATATGCAAAAAATCAAGATGATGCATTACAGTTAGTAGAACAAATCTTACCAACTTTTAATCCGCAGTATACTGTTTCAATATATCCATTTAAAGAATTATACCCAGATTTTATTGAAGACGTTCCCATTGCAATTACTGGTGTAACATTTGAAGATGATTATCAAAGCACACTCGAACAACGTAGAACAATTATATACAATCTTACTTTTGAAATGAAATGTCAGTTTTATGGCGATATTGAGAATAAAGAAATCATTCGTCTTTCCAATGCGAAATTATTTAATATGAACGCAGGAATGCAAGATTCAGATATATATCTAGAAAGAGTAACTGTTAGCCCAAATCCAGCAAGTGCAATTGGCTTACCAGATAGCGATTTTGGATTTAGCACAGAAATAGTTCAAGCAGGAGATAGCAGCTAATGCCTATGATATTAAGACTTATAAAAGGAAGCGAATTAACATTTGCTGAACTCGATGGCAACTTTACAGATTTAGATAATAGAACGGATGCTTTAGAAGCGCTAAATCTTGGTACTCGAGTAACAAGACTAGAAGCAGCCGGTACTCCTATTTACTATGATTCAGATGATACTGAGGTAATTCTAGACTCAATTTGGGGTGGTACTGTTG